TATAGTTTTATTATCAGACATTAGTAGCCTCCGCCACCGCCGCCACCTGAGCCACCTGAGCCACCGCTTGAAACACCTGGGCCAGCTCTTAGATTCGCTCCTGTTAAACTTGTTACAATTTCAACATCGCCAACAGCGGCAGTTGAAAAGAATAGTTCGTTGCTGTCTGCTTTGATTTGGAATAAGTTACCAAAACTTGATTCAGAATCTTTTGGTACTATTACCACAGATGAAATTTGTGATGCTAATTGCGAGTGAACGTATGCTGATAACTCTGTGAAATAAAAAGTATCTCCAAAGTTCCAATTTGAAACATCAAAATAATTGTTAATAGCATTAATTACTTCAGTCTTAATTTGGTTATCTGTATATGTTGCACCTGGAATTTTAACTACTCTAAAATTTGCTTGGTAGGCTGTGTTAGCAGTTGTTCCAAATAACAATTTAAATTTAGCTGGAGAATAAACAATTTGATCTCCAATCGTTTTGTATTTTTCTAACTCAGATAAAGTATTTTTTAATTCTGCTGATGTAGGTTGTACTGGTAAATCAGCAACACCCTTGCCAGCAAAAAACCAGTTTAATACATTTGTATAATAAGTTGTTTGTAATATAGTTAACTCAATAACATTTGACACACTTGGATCAACTCTTTGTGATCTAGGTGCTGTGTGTTTGTATTGAAAGTAGAATGGTTCACTAGTATTATATGCTCTACCTCTGTATGCTTTGTATATTGCACTACCATCTACTCCAAATCTTTTTGTAAATTTACTAGCAGTACCATTGTGTAGTTTTACATTGTCTTTATAAAACTGTTGATCACTTGTTAAAAATTCTAAGCCAGAACCTGTCAATGAGCTTCTTTGAGTTACACCAGTTGTTAGTTTATAATATGTGTATCCATCAGCATCTGTGTAATTTACAAAGAACACAAAGTAACTATCACTTATAATATCTTCATGTGCTACCGGATTATCTGGCATACCATCATCATCAGAATCAATATTTGTTATTTTAACTTTTTTAGTATCTACATAACCATCTTGTTCTACGAATGCGTTAGATAAACTAAATGTAATAGGCTCAACAAGTTTTACTGTACTTGACGGATTAGATAATATTGTAGCGTCTTTATTAATATCTAATATCTTAATAGTATCTTTAATAGCTTTACCTGTTTTTGTATCTATATTTTTATAATCATCATGATAGAAAAATCTAACATCTTCAAAACTTTCAAAAACATAATCTAATCCTCTAATAGTAAATTCATATTTTGCATTTGTTGCCGATGAAGCCGGTGCAATATAAGTTGCTTTCACTAACCAAGATGAATCTTTTCCTAATGCTTTATATCCACCGTGTTGCTGATTGTATTGTACTGTAAAGTCAGATGTTTTATCTAAATAATCTTCTGCAATAGTGTACCATGATTCTGTTTTAGATGATGTGTCTCTGTAATGAAAACCAATACCAAAGTTAACACCTGATTCCATTAATGATTGTATTGAAGCTTCTTCGCTCAATGTTAATGTAGATCTTAAATTAGGAAGAACTTTTCTAACTTTTAATCCTGATGTTATTGATGTGTCTAATGTTATTGCTCCTGTTGTATCTGTAGTAATTACTGATCCATCATTTCTTATACTCATTACAGTCGCCCATTTAATAATAGTGGGTGATGAATAAGCATCAACAAATTCTAATTTTGTACCTGGTCTAATAAAACCAAGTTTTTCATCTGAAGAGTTTGGATTATTGTAAACTGTAATTGCCTGTGAAGGTGCATCATTGCCACCAATATAAAAGTATCCAGTTTCACTTTGGCCTGCTGTAGGATAAGGTTTCCATAATACTCTGTTTACTGAAGTTAGATCCATTTCAAATTGATCTGAATCATGATGTGTTTCAATTGAAGTTTTATAATCATCAAAATAAAAATTTTGTAATTGTATTTTTTTTAATAATGGTGCTAATTTGTTTTGTATAATAAAACTATAACTAGAAGTATCAATTACTGTGCCTGTAACTTCTTCAGTTGTTAATGTAAAGTCTGGCGACTTGTATATTATAGCATCTTCGCCAACTACATTTACACTTTTAACAGTACCAGTTGGGTCATTTACATCTAAGTATCGTGAATGACCAATGTGTGTTCTGTTCATAGCTTTAATTTTTTGAATTGTTGTACTTTGTGTTAAAGGAAATATACTATAATCTTCAGCATTAACCATTCTGTCTTGTGAGTAAAACGCCTGCGGTGCATTATTTTTAATTGCTGTATTTGTTTCTGTAGGCGATGAATTATCAACAGTATAATTTAATGTTAAAGACATTGTAGCTGTAAATGTTTGTCCAGCTGAATTTTGGTAGTTAAAAGAAACTTCCTCGTTTTGAATTCTGTTTGCTTTTAGTACTTGTCCTTTACCAGCTGATTTTCTAAAGTAAATTCTAAAAGTTCCTTTTGGCGCATTACCAAAGTTACCATCACTGAATTGTACTGTAACATTATCGTTATTTCTAGAGTTAACTGTATAAATGTTTCTAGTTGCTAAAGCTAATGAATTGTAAATTGTATTTTGTCCATTAAGCGATGGAACTGACGTCCATTTTTCTAATGGTGTTCCCATTGTTCCTACTTTTTGTACCCATACGTCTATGTCGTTAACATCACTAATGTCAATATCAACTTACCCATACGTCTATGTCGTTAACATCACTAATGTCAATATCAACTTGTCTGTTTGGTAGAGGATTTACAAATTCATGATCTTGGTATTGTAAAGTTCCTTCTTTAAAGTAAACAAAAAATCCTGTATTAACTGAACCAAAGCCTTGGTTGTCATTTCTGTAAATTAAGTTAAATGCTTCATTGGCATCTGGTGCTCTTTCATAAAAATAATTATCTGGATGAATATCTGTTTTTACAACATCAATTGATGTTGATACTCCATCAACAGAAGTTTGAAAATTTTTAACAACACTTTGATCACTTGTTGATGATGTTGCATAAATTTCACTTGCTACTGAACCTATTGTTGCAGATTTAGTTGGATTACCAAATTGGTTTGTAGTGTTAAACAATGTATTGCAAACTGTTAACCATTGATCATACCAGTTTGCATTGTTAGGATCATTCCATACAACATTTGTATTAGAAAGATCAGTACTGTCTGAATCTGTAATTGGTTCTGTGGTTCTAATTTTTGTAATTTTTAATAAACCTCTTGCTGGAGTATTTCTTCTAGTTTTGTAATTGATTAGTTTTGCTAATCTAATAATTGAATCTCTTCTTTCAGCTGTATCTAAAAAGTTTTCTCGAGCATTTAAATCTGTTCTAAATGCAAGTGACTGACCTAAGTAAGACAATAAATCTATTATTGCAATAAATTCACTTGATTGAATATAGTCATTAAAATCTTCTGGATAATTTATTTGAATATAGTTAAGCATAGCTGATCTAATAGTATCAAAATCGTATGCTGTGAAGTTTGCTTGAGAGAAACTTCTATAAATTGTTTTCCAATCTTCTGCTGAGAATAAATTGTTTTGTCTAATTATTTGACTCATTATAATGTTTCTCTTTCAAAGTTAACTTGCATTGACGCTTGTTGATTATAAGGTAATACATTTATTTGTATATCTACTCTTATACCATTTCCAACGTCGTCTAAAATTAAATCTATTAATTGTACTCTTGGATCTGAAGCAATTATGCTTTTGCAATCTTCAACTAGATCTTCTTTAGTACTTTCATCTATTGGTTCATATAGCAAATCCCAAATTATTGAGCCAAATTCCGGATCCATCACTCTTTCACCTTTTCTAGTATAGAAATGATTGATTAAATCTTGTTTAACTAAATCAACATCATATAATTGATTGGATTTTACCCCTGCTACTGATGAAAATCCTCTATAAACTCTACCAGAGACACGAGAATCTGCCACAGTAGCAGAAGTGTTGTTTGCAGTTGATGTTGAATATGTTGTTGCCATTATGTATCCTTATTGATATTTATAGACATTATTATATACTACTTTAATTATCCTAATATTAGTTAGTTTTGATCAGAATAATTTATTATAAATATATTTAATATAATCAATATTGGGCAACAATTAATGAAAAAATTTGAAAATTTCGGTGCAGATGATAAAATTGAGTCGTTGCTACTTGATAACGATATTCATTATCTATCTGGAGAAATTAGTGAAGAGAATATAGCTCGAACTATTAAATGGATAGTGACTGCTAACCTAAATAAAAAACCAAAACGTACTTTAAAGTTGTATATCAATTCAACCGGTGGTGACCTATACGAGTCGTTTGCATTGATTGACGTTATGAGAGACAGTTATCACAATATTAGTACTATTGGAATTGGTGCTGTAATGAGTGCCGCATTTTTAATATTTGCTTGTGGTAAACATGGCGAAAGATATATTGGACAAAATACAGGTATCATGAATCATCAACATTCTGATGCAATGGAGTCTAAAATGCATGATATGAAATCTCAAATGCAAGAAAACCACAACTGTGAAGAAAGATGTTTTAGAATATTAAAAGAAGCAACTGGAAAAACCATGGCTTCAGTTAAGAAAAAATTAGACTCGCCTAGTGACCAATACTTTACAGCCAAACAATTGGTTGACCTTGGAATAGCTGATCATATACTATAATAACATGAGTGATGAATTAAAGAACTTTGCTTCTGGCAAAGAATGGTGGTACCTAAATCGTGAGAAAGGAGTACACCTTATTGAAGTAATCAGTGAGATGTATAATGCTA